GTTTAAGCGTGTGTCGCCAGTAGTGGCGGAAGTCGTAGCGTAAGCTGCGTCAATGTTACCTGCAGTAGTTACTGCGACGGGGTCTGTAGCAGAGCCGGAAAGAAAGCCGTTAGCCGAATAGACTGGGCCTGTAAAACTTGTGCGTGCCATGATGTTTCCTTACATGCAAGTGGTGGTGTTCTGTCTGCATGTCGTCAGCCGGGACTGTCAGAACACCGGATGACCCCGGGATGGTGTGTTTATATCACGACAATTCTGGGTGTGCAAGAAATATTTTTGGCTGGCATGGCTGGGATCGAACCAGCGACAGGCGCATTAACAGTGCGCTGCTCTACCGACTGAGCTACATGCCAATAAGATAAAAAAGGCCCCCGAAGGAGCCTTCTTTACGGCCGGGAACCCCCAACCCTTTTACAAACGCATTAAGCGCCTGCTGAACCCCACATACCGAGAGGATCAGACCAGCCGAAGCTATAACGCTCACGGGCTTTGTAACGAACGTTACCTGTATCGAAGTCACCGTCCATGCTGTTTTGCAAGGCGATACGCTCGAAGTGCTTCATACCGTTTGGCACGTCGGTAATCAAATACCAGCCGTTTGTGTCGGTCAAGAAGTGGTTAACAGTGTAACCTTCAGGGATTGCGCCCATCTGCTTCAACGCGTTGATGTCGTTGTCAGCAGTAGAAACACGCAGTTCGGTGTCAAGCAAACGCTTAGCAACGAACATGAGTGATGGGGGAACAACCATCTTACGGGGCTTGGCGGCGATCAACAGACCGCGCTCATCGGTCCACGCAGCAATCTGAATCACAGCGTTTTCCAAAGAGGTTTCGTTCAAGTCAACACCAGTTGTTGGGCTGTTGTAGTTCACACCACCGTTAACGAGTGGGTGACCAACGCGAGTGCTGGAACTGTTGTTACCGAACAAAGTAACGCCGTCACCACCCAAGTATGAACCGTTGAAACCGTTGTTGATAACGGAAGCGGCTTTAACTTGCTTGGTGTAAGCCATAGCACGGGCCAAAGACTTGGTGTAGCGAGCAGACAAGCTGTCGTACAAGTTATCTTCCACAGCTTCTTCAGTGATGGAGAAGCCCAGAGCGATAGTCTCGTGGTTGTAACGTGCTGTGAAGGCTTCCTGCGCATTGTCATAAGCAATGGCTTGGCCCTCGTTCTTGACTGGAGCAGAACCAAAGCCAGCCAGCTTTGTTTCTTCTTCAAAGCTACGCTCAGATTTCTCTGTTTCGTAGATTTCTTTGTGCTCTTCGCCGTAGCGTGCGTATTCCATGCCGAACAAAGCGTTCAGACCGGGGAGCAACTCTTTAAGTAGTTGTGCGCGTGAAATTGCCATGGTTAGTTACTCCTTATGCTACGCCGGTGGCGTTGCTGTATGAATGTGCGCCGGGATTGAACTTGACCAAGATGTCAGTGTAGGCGTCGCCCACAGTTGAGAATCCGGGAACGTCAGCAAAACCGACAACGCGGAAGGCATAGCCAGATGTGGCAGCAGCAGAAGTGCTAACAGCCGTATTGGAGTTGCCAGTGGTTGTTGAGCCTGTAGAAGTGCTCTGAACAGCGTTCAAGAACACGTTCATGCCCAAAGTGGTTTGTGCCATTGTACCGGCAGCTTGCACTTGGAACACAGCGCGGTCGTCATCAATGACGTAAGCAGTAATGGGCGAGCCGTTCACAGAAGCTGTGTTGGCAGGGTAGTACTGCGAGTACATTGTTTGACCTTGGGCATTCACAAAGGAGCAGCCGACGAAAACGCCGATTGTGCCTGCTGGGAATGGTGTGCTGTTATCGCCATTTGTGGTGACGATATTGATATAACCGCTGGTGTTGATTGCAACGATCGAACCATTGAAGATGTTCGTGTTGTAACCGGCGGGGTCAATCAGAAATTGTCGAGTGCTACCAGCGTATGGTAGGCCACCCAACTCGTTTACGGCGCGAAGGCCGTAGGGAGAAGCGGTAGATGCCATTTAAGGACTCCTAAGTTTATTTAGAACCAGAACCAAACCCACCACCACGCGTTGTTGACGACTTTCGTTCGGCAAACAGCGGCATGCGTGGATCGTTTTGTCGCATGAAGTTGTTGTCAACTGAGTCCATCTGGTTTTGAGCTTGTTGGTCATAGTAATCATCCCGGGCACGTGCTTTCTCAGCAGACATCTTGCAAAGCATGAGGCCACCAATTTCCACGTTACCAGTCTTTTCATTCCCAACCATCATCAATTCCGGATGGTCTTCTGCCTTCACCGGCTCCCAACCTTCACGCATTTTGCGCGATACGTTGGTCACTTCCGCTTGGCCCATAACGTGTGTCGCTACCCAGCGATACACATACCCGGGTTCAGGCGTTGGATCAGGCAAGTTTGTCGGCGGTACGTATACAGCACGGACAGATTTTTCGCGTGTCGTTAGATCACGATTTTTACGGTCAATAGTTTCAGCCATCTCAGCTCTCCAGTTTCGCTACTTGTGCAGCGTATTGCTGCGGGGTTAAACCAAATTTTTTCGCTAACGCTACTTGCGTTTGAGTTAGCTTAATTTTTCCTGCACTCGTAGAACGAGATACAGAGGCCACCACTGTCGTAGGTCGCTTTTGAGCCTCACCAGACCTTGGCTTGTCATTCGTCTGCCCGAACAAGTCAGGAAACGTCGACTTCATGCGAGCGTCAATTTGCTCGAAGTATTCAGCAGAGCGGGGATCCACTCCGTTTGTGACTAGTTTTTGATGCAGCCCTAGTGCGTAGCTGGTGTATTCTTCAAACCCTTGCTGTCCGAACCACTGGTTTTTTGCCTGCCAGCGCAGAGTCTTTTCGTCCGGTTCAGCCCTTGAAGGTTGGGCTTGTTGCGTTTGTACATCAAAATTTTCTTCCTGTAAAGGGGTAGGTCGAAAATTCTTTGTTTGCTCTACTTTGATTTTGGCGTCCATCACAGCTTCTTGAGCTTCAATGATGGCGTCAGTATCAAAGGACTCTTGAGCGGCTTTCAGTTTGGCACGAGCTTCTTTTAATTCAAACTCGGCTTTGCCTTTGGCGCCCTCAATAATGGCTTCTTGTCCTGTGTAGACGTTTTGCTTGAGGCGTTTGTTTTCCTCAATCAACTGCTGTGCTAGACGCTCCAGCTCTTGCTTTTCACGCATTGTCGCTTCTTTGACACGGCGCTCGTCATGACGTGCGTGGGTCAGCTCTTTAATGCGTCCTTTGACTTTTTCAGAGTAGGACTCGATTTCTTCATCGGTCGGATCGGCGACTTCACGGTCAAGGGGCTTGCGGCCTCTGTCACGCTCAGGCGTATCGTCTTCGATTTCAATCTCTACTTCACCACCTTCGATCTCGAACTCGACTTCATCAGTCTTCTTGTCTTCGATTTCGTCGGGGAACTTGTATGGTTCAGCCATATCTTTCCTTTCAAGCGCGGGTCAAGCCGCGAGGGTCTAGCACAACAGCATCAACTTGGTCATCGTTGATGAGACGGAACTCCTTGCCAAAGATCTTGAATCTTGTGCCGGAGTAAGTACGCACTAACACAAAGTCGCCCTCTTTACACCATGCTCCGTTGGGGAACTTGGCGGTGTCTTTGTACGCATCGGGGCCTACGCGCAATACAAACAGCACCGTGGTGGCGTGTTCTTCTTGACGTAGTGTGGCGGTATCTCTCACGAGATCCAGTGATGTACCTGCAATCTTTTGATCGACTTCAGGCACTACGCAGAGCAGCTTCCAACCTGTGGGGGTGGGCAGTGCGCCTGCTTTTGTCTCGTTGTCATCTTCTTCCGCTGGAGTGTCCAGTGGCTGAATATGGGGCGGCAACGAAATACCGGGAGGCAAAATCAATCCTGATTCACTCATGGGATTTTTCAACTTTCTCAAGCAGGTCAAGTAAATAACGCTCTGCAAGGGCTAGACCCGAAATAATCCCGCAGAGTTTTTGGTATTCCTCAAATGATCGACATGCTCCACCAGCCAAGTCATCGGCGTAGTTGTTCATGTCTGTACGTAATTTGTCGCGCAATACGTGTGCGAAGTCTTGAATCATTTCTTAGGACCTTGGTTCCTGCCATTTTGAAGCGCAGCAGTTCGCGCTTGTAGAGCCATCTGAGCCTTACTCTTTGCGATGTCGGCACCCATTTGGAGACCGGCACGTTCTTGTTCAAACTGTTGCTTGAATTCGCTCTCTTTGATTTGCGCACCTGTGCGAAGAGCGTCCAACTCCAGTTTGCCACTGACTTCTTGCTCTTTCAAAGCCTGTGCGTCGGCCTTGGCAGCAGCATCCATCATGATCTTTTGTTTCTTCAATTCCAGCTCTTGTTGCTTGAGCTGAAGTTCCATTTGCTGCATCTGAACAATCGGGTCTTGCGCTTGTTGCTGTGCCTGCATTTGTGCGGCCTTGGCCTGATCCTGCATAAGAACCTGCTGAGCCGCTTGGGCCATCATGCCCGACAAGGCAATCTCCACCTGCGGTGGCAACTTCTCGTCTTCGGGAGGCAAGGGCATACCGAGCTGCTGCTCGATCTTCTGACGCATCTGATAGCCAACGTGCTCTGCGATGTGCGCTGTGATCGCACCCATGATCTTGGGAGCCTGTGGGTTCTGGCCAATGAACTGCTGAATCATTGGGTCTTGCAAGAGCAACATGTGCACCTGAATGTGCGCGGTGTGGTCTTGGTGCAAGAACGCCTTCATAGGCTTGCCTTTGAGCGCATCTTGATTCTCTTGCACGGGGTCGACAGGTTTCATGTCTTCCTCGATTGGCACAAGCTTCTCGGCGTTCTTGATACCCAAGACGTTCAGCATACCGCGGTGCAGTTCGGGCAAGTTGTAGATGTCTGGAGCCATCTGCGCCATCTGAATCACAGCTTGGTACTGGATCACTCGCTGGCTCATGGTGGCCGCATTGGGATCTGACACGGGAATAATGTCCACCATGTCGTAGTCAGCCTTCTTGGCTTTACGGCCACCGTACTCAGGTGTGTACTTGTAGTCCGCGTCGGTGTAATCGCGGATGATATTCTTCAAGAGCTTGAACTCTTGCTTCAAAGCAAAGTGCACACGAGCCTGAACAGCCGTCATTACTTTTAGCTGGCGCTCGAGCAGTGCCAACGTTGTACCAACGGGAGCCTGCGCAGACATGTCAGACACCTTCATGTCAGCAGTCGCGGCAAAGCGACGGCCTTCATCAACGATAGTCTGCATCAAGTTGAACAGCGTAGCGCTTGGCTCCTTGTATGGCAACGGCAGAATGCTGTCGCGAATGTTGCCAGACGCTACGTCAACGTCTCTCCACTCACCGGGGGCAATCGGCGTGTCATCACCTTTAATCCGAAGCCCTCTGGACTTGAGGCCGCCGGGTAGATTAGATAGCGTTCCTGCGTCAACCAATTGACGCATAAGGCTAGTGGCTGACTTGGCAAAACCGCCGATAAGGTGGAAGAGTCCAAAACCATAAGCTCCAAATCCGGGGATGTATTGGTAGTGGACGAAGTGCTGTCGTTTGAGTCGAAGGTCATCATCTTCATTCCAGTTGCGGCGTATGGACAGAATGTCATTGGTGCCCTTAATGATGGTTACAACGTACGGCAACATGATGCCGGTCTCTTCTTCCTCACCATCGTCACCCTCAACCATGTCCTCATAACCGTCAAGGTTCAAGTCCACATGGCACTCATAGATGGTGTAGCGGTCGTCGTTCAGGTCGTTAAAGCCAGTCTCTTTGTCCTTGGCTTTCTGAATATCTGTGCGGTCTTTGGGTGCATCAGGCAGCTCGATGTCTAAGTAGAAGCCCGCCTGCTGGAGCTTGATGATCTCGTTCTTGGTCTTGCGCATGACGTGCGTGATGCGATGGCAAGTGTCCATGTCTGTTGCGCCGTAGGGCAGCAACATGTCTTCTGCTGGGATGAACATGGAGACTTGACGGCCAAGCGATGGGTCGTAGTAGACCTTCTTGAACGCTGAACCCGTAGCAGGCAGTGACCACAGCATGCGCTCGTGCTCAGGGCGGTACTCGGTCATGACCTCGGTCAACTCGTTGTTCATGTCGTCCTGAATATTGGCCGCAATCTCTTTGAGCTCCGCCGTATCTTTACCCAAAATCTTAGCGCGCACAGGCCCTTGGGCTGGGAACGTCTCGGTGATTGTCTCGGCTTGGAAGCGCACAACGGCTTCAGTAATCATTGGATGGAACACGCCGCAAGCGCCTTGCCATGGCTCTGTTCTTTCTTCTATCTGCAAGCCGAGCAGCTTCAGGCCGTCAACGTAAGTCTTCTCCCACTCTTTACGGGACTGCTTGTCTTGGTCAATGTCGGCAACTAGATCGCCCGCCAGAGACTGCAAAGCGCCGTCGTCAATGTACTCGGCCAAGTTGTCGCTGAAGCCTTCTTCCTCTGGCTCGCCTTTGCCAATCTGTATTTCTAAGCCGTCCATACCAATGGTGACTTCTTCGGGATCAACGATCTCGATCTCCAGTTCTGGTTCGCCCTGCGCTAGCTCTTCAATGCCAACAGGTTGTTGGTACAGCGCTTTGTCGATGTTCGTTGCCATGTGTATTCCTAGTAGTATTCGTATGTCTTACGGCGGAAGTACTGCATGTCGTCTTTCTCGTCCGTATCCAAACTGATAAAGCCGCCTTGCCTAAAGCGTAGCAGCGCCTGTGTTGTCGTATCCACGAAGTCATCGTGCTCGCCAACTGGGAACGCGGCCATCTCTTCAATCACTTCTCGTGCCCAGCGTGTGTCGGGTGCCCAGACTTTACCA